AAGCGTGAATGGTGGAAGGTTTGGAATAAAAATTATATACCACCACTTCAACATGTTATTCAAAGTTATGATACTGCTTTTCTTAAAAAGGAATCAGCCGATTATTCAGCTATAACAACATGGGGTGTATTCTATCCAGACCAAGATAGTCCTCCTAATTTAATATTATTAGATGCGGTTAAGGAAAGATTAGAGTTTCCTGAACTTAGGAAGAAAGCTATGGAACAATATAGATATTGGAATCCTGAAACGGTTATTATAGAATCTAAGGCTTCTGGTATGCCACTTACATATGAGTTGCGTAAAATGGGGATACCTGTTATAAATTTCACTCCTAGCAAAGGAAATGATAAACATGCTAGGGTAAATGCGGTCGCTCCCATTTTTGAAAGTGGATTAATATGGGCACCGGATGAAAAGTGGGCAGAGGAAGTTGTTGAAGAGTGTGCATCTTTTCCTTATGGAGATCATGACGATTTAGTAGATAGCACGACTCAGGCAATCATGCGTTTTAGACAAGGTGGTTTTATTTCGCATCCAGATGATCAAGAAGAAGATTCAATACCACCGATTGAGAGAACTTATTACTAAGAAATAATTTATGCCAATAGCAGCACCTCTTTTACTTCCATTTGCAGAAGCCATCGGTATTGCAATCGCGGGCCGCGGACTTATGGAAATCTCAGAGCAAGTACAAAAATTTATGCAAAATAATCCAGACGTATCTGAAAAGATTTTATCAATGATAACTCCTCAGACAGAAGGACTATCAGGTTTGCTTGCAAAGAAAAAAGAACCCAAAGAAGAAATTCAAGATACAGAAGTTGCTGAACCAAAGAGAAGATTAACATCAGAAGAAAAAAGTCAAAGAATTAAAGAAGCAGTTCGTAGAGGTAGAGAAGGAAGAGGAAACTATTCAGATCCAGATGCAGAAGGTGCAGCATCTAGTATTCGTGGTAATGTAATACGAGAAGTTGAAGATATGGGGATTGCTTCTAAAAAAAGAACTCCACGTAAAGAACCAGAATCAGGTGAAGAAGAAATATCAGGTTCATCCTTTACAGAAATGTTTAGACAACTTGGTAAAGATAAAGCAAGCACAGGAGAGTTTAAAGATTTAGGTGCCATGTTAAAAAATTATGTTAAGACTAGAAAAAAAGATGGTGGTATTATTAATACTAAATTAACTAAAGGTGTAAAATAATTATGGGTGGAGAAGGTATTACAAGTATTTTAGAACAGTTAATGAAAACTAATTACTTAGCAGCAGGTGGTAGAGTTGGTTATGCAATGGGTGGTATTATGGATCAATACATTGAGAATATAAATTATAATCCAGAATTAGGTCAAATTGTAAATTCAGCAAATCAACGACCAATAGACCAAAGTCAATTACTAGAATGGTCTATTCAAAATCCTGAACCTTTAAAAACACAGAATAAAACAGATCCGGCATTACTTGCACAACTAATACAAACATTGAAATCATAACCAAAATCATATAGAATATTACAATGGCAGAAATAGACGACGCTTTACCCAACACCAAAACTACTTTTGAACTTCCAGGGGAAGCTGAGATAATTCAAGAACAAGAAAATCAAATTGAACAAATAGAGAGCGAAGGAAGTCCAGTTGAAATTACAATGGACGAAGATGGTGGAGCAGAAATTTCATTTGATCCAAAAGTTGCATCTCCAGAAGGCGGAGAAGATCACAATGCAAACTTAGCAGAATTTTTAGAAGACGATGTTTTAGATCCATTAGGTAATGATCTATATAATCAATATGTTGAATACAAAGAATCAAGAGGAGATTGGGAAGACAGCTATAGAGAAGGTTTAGATTTATTAGGATTTAAATACGTAAAAAGAACAGAACCATTTAGAGGAGCTTCGGGTGTAACACATCCAGTTCTTGCAGAAGCAGTAACTCAATTTCAAGCTCAAGCTTATAAAGAATTATTACCAGCCGAAGGACCAGTTAGAGTTCAGATCCTAGGAGATATTACAGCAGAAAAACAAGACCAAGCAAATCGTGTTAAAGATTTTATGAACTATCAAATCATGGATCAGATGAAAGAATATGAACCTGAATTTGATCAAATGCTTTTCTATTTACCCCTAAGCGGTTCTGCCTTTAAGAAAGTTTACTATGATGATCTTTTAGGTAGAGCCGTTTCAAAATTTATACCATCAGAAGATATCGTTGTACCTTACTCTGCAAATTCATTAGATGATGCAGAAGCAATAATTCATATTGTAAAGATTTCTAAAAATGATTTAAGAAAACAACAAGTAGGTGGATTCTATAAAGATGTAGAATTAACAGCACAACCTGCTCTTAAAGAAAGTCCAATAAAAGAAAAAGAATTAGATCTACAAGGTTTAACTGCTAATAGTTCAGAAGATATTTATACTCTTCTTGAAATGCATGTGAATATAGATCTTGAGGGATATGAAGATGTTGACCCTACAACTGGTGAGCCCACAGGAATTAAATTACCTTACGTTGTAACATTAGACGAAGACTCAAATAAAATTTTATCTATCAGAAGAAACTATGCACAAGATGATCCTTTAAAAAGAAGAATCAATTACTTTGTACACTTTAAATTTTTACCAGGTTTAGGATTCTATGGATTTGGTTTAATTCATATGATCGGTGGTTTATCTAGAACTGCAACTGCAGCGTTACGTCAATTACTAGATGCAGGAACTTTAGCAAACTTACCAGCTGGATTTAAACAAAGAGGAATTAGAATTAGAGATGATGCTCAACCTATTCAACCAGGTGAGTTTAGAGATGTAGATGCTCCTGGTGGAAACATCAGGGATTCATTTATGCAATTACCATTCAAAGGACCAGATCAAACATTACTTGCATTGATGGGTATTTGCGTTCAGAGTGCTCAACGCTTCGCGAGCATCGCTGACTCACAAGTAGGCGATATGAACCAACAAGCGGCTGTTGGTACGACTGTGGCGCTATTGGAACGTGGATCGCGGGTTATGTCTGCTATTCATAAAAGACTTTATGTTGGCTTGAAAAACGAATTCAAATTATTATCAGAAGTATTTAAAACTTACTTACCACAAGAATATCCATACGATGTTCCGGGTGCACAAAAGAATGTTAAAGTTGCAGACTTTGATGATCGTATAGATGTATTACCTGTTGCTGATCCAAATATATTTTCTCAAACTCAAAGAATTTCTATGGCGCAAAGCCAATTACAATTAGCACAATCTAATCCACAGATTCATAATTTATATCAAGCATATAGAAGTATGTATGAAGCATTAGGTGTAAAAAATATTAATAATATTTTACCACCTCCAGCTCAACCAATGCCAATGGATCCAGCATTAGAACATATCTTAGCAATTAGTTTAAAACCATTCCAAGCATTTCCAGGTCAAGATCATAAAGCACACATTGATGCTCATTTAAATTTTATGAGTTTAGCAATGGTACAAAATAATCCAGGTGCAATGGCTTCTTTACAAAAAAATATATTAGAGCACATTAGCATAATGGCTCAAGAACAAGTTCAAATAGAATTTGTAAGAGAATTACAAGAAGTTCAACAGATTCAAATGATGATGCAACAAATGGGTGCAATGAATCCTGCTATGATGGGTGGAATGCAACAAAATCCACAGATGATGCAAGCTCAACAAAGACTTCAACAGATTGTTAATGCTATAGAATCTAGAAAAGCTATCCTAATTGCTGAAATGACTAAGGATTATGCGGAAGAAGAACAAAAAATTACAGGTGAATATGGTGCTGATCCTTTATTGAAGTTAAAATCAAGAGAATTAGACCTTAGAGCCAAGGAAAATGAGCGTAGAAAAGAATATGAACAAGATAGAATCAACTTGGATAAGATGAAAGCCATGATGAATCAACAAAATCAAGAGGAAAAACTGCAACAAAACGAAGAATTAGCTTCTCTTCGCGCCGGTGTATCGCTTGCAAAGTCAGGACTAGGTAATACTCAAATAAAATTTGATAATTAATCATTAAAAGAGTATAATTTAAATTTAAACAGGAGAAAAATATGAGTAAAGATTGGCAAAGAGGTTCAGGATATGTAAATGCACCTAAGATTGAAAAACAATTAGGTATTAATAGCGATGGCTATAAATCTGGCGGTATTGATATTGAGGCTACTAATGATCAAGAGTCTCAAACAGTTGACGTTAGAGGAACTAAACGTATCAGAGCTGAAAAGAAACCAGTTAAAGCTACTTGGTATTAATAATCAATAGATTTTAAAATGCCCAAAGGTTCTAAAACTATTTTTGATGAATTAGAAATGGAAGTTCCATTTCCACATGCACAAATTTCTAAACATGAAAAAGGTATTCCTAATAAAGGACAGAACAAAGGTGTAAAAGGTGAAGTTAGAGGACAAGGAATTGTCTTAAAAGAAAAAATAAGAAAAGCAAAATCATATTAATATGTTAGCAGCACTATCTACAATTGCACCACTAGCTAAAATGTTGTTTTCAACAGTGGATAAAGCTATCCCTGATAAAGACTTAGCAGAAAAATTAAAAGCACAACTTAATACTGAGTTATTAAAATCATCAACAGAACAAATTAAAGCAGCAGCTTCTATAGTTGAAGCAGAAGCTAAATCAGGTTGGTTTTCAGCAAGTTGGAGACCTTTATTAATGTATGTATTAATTTTTATATTAGTATGGAATTATATTATTGGACCTGTTATAAAAATGGTGTTAGGAACAGTTATTACATTTGAACTTCCAGGAGACGTTTGGACACTTTTACAAATTGGTCTTGGTGGATATGTAGTAGGACGTAGTGGAGAATCCATTGCGAGAACTTTAGCAAACAAACAACCAACAGGAGACAAGTAAATGAGAAACGATTACGGAATAAGATCTGATGTCAGATTTGCCAAAGGTGGCAAAGCTGTTAAAAAAGGAAGTACATCAAAAAAAATGATGGCATCTGTAAAAAGATTAGATAATAAAAAAATAAACAAAAAAAAATAATGGGCGATATATCTTTAAGAGGTAGAGGCAGAGCTTTAATGAATAAGAAAAGATCTGCTATGAAAATGGGCGGAATGGCCATGGATGAATCTATGGAACATGAAGGCATGGAATCTAAAGCTGATGAAGCTAGAGAGTATGCAATGGAAGATAAAGGATACGTAGAAAATAAAAAAGGTAAGATGGTTAAAAAAGCAGACATGATGACTGCTAAAATGTCAAAGAAGAAAAAAGGTAAAATAATGAGAGGTAGAAGATAATGGGTGATATTTCTTTAAGAGGACATGGTATTGAAATGCGTAAAAACTTTGCCAAAGGTGGTAAAGTTAAAAAAGATAAATCATTTCCTGATTTAAACAAAGATGGAAAAGTAACTTTCAAAGATGTTTTAAAAGGAAGAGGTGTTTTTAAAAAAGGTGGAATGACTGAAAGCCAAAAAACAATTAGCACAGCAATGAGAAAATTTAAAAAAGGTAAATTACATTCTGGAAGTAAAAAAGGTCCAGTTGTAAAATCTAGAAAACAAGCAATTGCTATAGCACTTTCAGAAACAGGAAAATCTAAAAAATCAAAATAATGATTAAAAAATTAAGACATTTAATTTGTAAATTATTTAGAATTAAACAATGTAAATGTAATGGCTAAACTTTGTCCAAGAGGAAAAGCAGCAGCCAAAAGAAAATTTAAAGTCTATCCAAGTGCATATGCAAATATGTACGCTTCAGCTGTTTGTTCTGGTAAAGTAACTCCAGGCGGTAAAAATAAATCACAACAAAGAAAAGCAGTATCTAATTATAAACAAGGTGGAATTGCTAAAGGTTGTGGAAATGTAATGGAGAATAGAAGAAAAGTTACAAAGAAATACTAAGATGGCAAATGGACTTAGAAAATGGGTTGCTGAAAAATGGGTGGACATTGGATCGAAAAGAAAAGATGGTTCATATGCTCCTTGTGGAAGATCTAAAGGAGAAAAAAGAAAAGGATATCCTAAATGTGTCCCGCTTGCTAAAGCTAGATCAATGTCGGAAGGTCAGAGACGTTCAGCGGTTCAAAGAAAAAGAGCAGCCGGTAACGCAGGACCTAAACCTACTAATGTTTCAACATTTGCAAAAAGAAAAAATATGAAAATGGGTGGACTTGTTAGTAGAGGACAGGGTATGGTTATTAAAACTAAAAAAACAAAAGTATACTAATGGGTGATATATCTTTAAGAGGACGTGGAATTGAAAGACGAAGATTTGCAAAAGGAGGAACTCCTGCTTGGCAAAGAAAAGAAGGTAAGTCTGAATCTGGTGGATTAAATAGAAAAGGTATTGCATCTTATAGAGCTGCAAATCCAGGTTCTAAATTATCAATGGCAGTAACTACTAAACCAAGTAAGTTGAAACCTGGTTCAAAATCTGCTAAGAGAAGGAAGTCATTTTGTGCCAGAATGTCAGGCATGAAAAGAAGATTAACTTCTGCTAAAACGGCCAGAGACCCGAATAGTAGAATAAACAAGTCTCTTAGAAAGTGGAATTGCTAAATATGGATGAATTAAACATTATATATAAAATACAAAAAAGAGCTCAAATGACTCTTCAACAAATCGGCGATGTGATGATAAGTGGAGGTATTGACAATTACGAGAAATACAGGTATCTACTTGGCCAGGCACAAGCCTATCAACTAATATTACAGGAAATCTCTAACCTGCTAGAAAATAAGGAGCAAAAAAATGAAGACGGAAACGTTGTCAACATCGGAAACACAAAAGGAAGTCCCAAAAATTAATTTAGGACTTGAAGAGAAATACGAAGAAGAGAAAAAAAATCAAGCACCAGAAAAAGAACCATTAAATCCAGATAATATCGGGGATGAAACGGTTAATCAATTACCAGAACCATCTGGATATAGACTTTTAGTTTTACCTTTCACACCAAAAAATAAAACTAAAGGCGGAATAATATTTTCACAAGAAACATTAGACAGAGCTAGAATCGCAACCACTTGTGGTTACGTTTTAAAGATGGGACCGCTTTGTTATAAAGATGAAAAATTTACATCAGGTCCATGGTGTAAAAAAGGAGATTGGGTTATCTTCGCGCGCTACGCGGGCTCGAGATTACCAATAGAAGGTGGAGAAGTGCGACTACTAAACGATGATGAAGTATTGGGGACTATACAAAATCCCGAATCAGTTCTTCATTTAATTTAACATAGGAGGCACTATGCCAGAACAAGAAAAACCAAAACATGATCTAATTGATGTTGGCGAAGATCAAGGCGCTGAAATTCATTTAGATGATAAAGGCAACCCTGAAAAAGCAGAAGTTGTTGCAGAAGAAAAAATAGAAGTAGAACAGGCAGAAAAAGAAACACCTGTTGTAGAATCTAAACAAGAAGAAACGAAAAATGCTAAAGATGAATTAGCAGAGTATAGCGAAGGCGTTCAAAAACGTATTGCTAAACTAACTCGTAAAATGAGAGAAGCAGAGAGACAAAGAGAAGAAGCTATCGCTTATGCTCAATTAACTAAAAAACAAAAAGAAGAGTTAGAACAAAGAATATCTACAGTTGATAAAGGATATGTTGATGAATTTGAAAGCAGGGTTAAAACTAGTCTAGCAGCAGCTAAATTAGCTTTAAAAAATGCAATTGAATCTCAAAACGTAGAAGCACAAATTGCTGCTCAAGAGCAATTAGCGCACCTTACAGTTGAGTCTGCAAGATTAAATTCTTTAAGAAATCAACAAAGTCAACCTAAAAATGTTAACATAACTCCTCAACAATATGAGCAAGTTAACACTTATAATGGTAAACAAATTCCAAATGACGTACCAACAGATGCTAAAGCAGAATCTTGGGCATCTAAAAATACATGGTTTGGTAATGATACTGCAATGACCTATACTGCATTTGACGTGCATAAAAGGCTTGTAGAGGATGAAGGATATGACCCTAAATCTGACGAATACTATGAGGAAATTGATAAAAGAATAAGACTTGAATTCCCCCATAAATTTGCTAAGATGGAAGGTACTTCTACAGAAAGAGCAAAACCTGCTCAAGCTGTAGCTTCGGCTAAACGTTCGGCCCCAACAGGACGCAAAAAAACTGTGAAACTCTCGCCATCACAGGTAGCAATTGCTAAAAGATTAGGCGTGCCACTAGAAGAATATGCGAAACAATTAAACATCACGGAAGGAGTATAGGCATATGGAAAAAGATAAAAACAAAGCTTCACGTGC